ACAAAGCCAAAGAAGTAATACTAAAATAGAACAGATCACGAGAATAGAAGTCATAGTCAGTCCCTAACACAGCGCCTTTGTTCAACACGTTAGCATCGTAGTTAATTGCTACACCGTCTGACGAAGGTACTGTAGAACCCGATGTCATGTTGAAGACTATAGCTAGATCAAGATCGTCACCAAGAGCTATGTGGTTCGGGTCTGTTACTGCGTCTAGTTGAGTCTTGTCCATTTGGTTTATGTAAGATGGTGCTGCATATTGAAATACGTCAGTAGTATCGCCAACAATGTAAAAATTAGCGCCTGAATTAGCAAAAGCAAAACCTCTTGGAGTAGTTTCTTGAGAAGCAACACTAAAACTTATAGTGCTGTAACTAGCCGTAGATAAATCCCAAGCAGTAGACAAGTTGTATTGATGTACAGAGTCTGAGTTAAAGCCAAGAACATACATTTCTGTTCCATCATTATTAAACTGAATACTAGCAGGTGTTGATTCTTGAGACGTAACGCTAAAACTTACAGAGTCATAACTAGCCGTAGATACATCCCAAGCAGTAGATAATGTGTATTGATATACCGTGTCGTTAGTTAAACCAAGCATATACATTTTTGTTCCGTCTGATTTGAATGCAATATCATACGGATTAGTATCTTGACTGCTTACAGAAAAACTTACACTGTCATAAGAAGCTGTAGACAAATCCCAAGCAGTAGAACACGAGTAGGCATAAACGCTATCTGCGTCTCCTGTTACAACATAAAACTTTAATCCATCATCTCTAAAGTACAATCCATTTACGTTGTTATCTTGCAAAGTAAACGACACTGAGTCATAAGAACCTGTAGTTATATCAAATGGCGTTGACATAGAGTATTGATACAGAGCCTGTGGAGTTCCGTTGTGTAAAACATAAAACTTAGTTCCGTCCGACTTTACCGCTATGTCTGCATAAAAAACACCAAGAGGAGGGCTGTAGCTTTTGCTTGAGTAACTAGCATTCGCTAAATTATAACCCGCAGCAGCACCCTCCATAGCCTCAGCCAACGTAGCTAACTCTGTATTCGTAGCGCCGTTTACCCAAGTCTCTGAAGCGTATGTACCGTTAGAGTTGTACTGCCAAGTCCCTGCGTTGTTCCTGACAATATCTCTCTCGCCATCAGTGTTATCAATGACAGTCCAAGTAGTACGGTCGTCTGTGGAGATAGCGTAGTAGACTTCACCGTCACCTGCGTTTTGGTCAGCCGTCATAGAGTTGATGTCTGTCCAGTAGGTAGAGTCTATTGACTGTGTGGTGTGTACTGGTTGGTAGCCTGTTGGGATGTTATAAGAGCCTACTAAGTATTCTGTTACTCCAGAAAAGCCAGCAATAAACATCTTAGTGCCATCATTGTTAAAAGTTATATCAAGTGGAATTGTTTCTTGAGATGCCACAGAAAAAGACTGAGCGTAAGATGCGGTTAAAACATCAAAACCTGTAGACAATGTATACTCATACACTGCATCTCCATTAAAGCCCACAATATACATCTTAGTTCCATCATTATTGAATGTTACTCCTGCTGGATTTGAGTCTTGAGTAATATTTATATCTTGTTGCGACCCAGCGGTAGAAACGTCAAAGGCGGTAGATAATGTGTATTGATATAGCTTATTTGTCCCGTCACCACTAAAGTACATCTTTGTGCCATCATTGTTGAATGCTATGCCATACGGTGTTCCTTCTATGCCTCCCACATAAAAATTTTGAGAGTAACTAGCGGTAGAAATATTAAATGCAGTAGATAATGTGTACTCATTGATGTCATCTCCCACATTCCCACTAAGGTACATCTTAGTGCCATCATTATTAAAAGTAAGTCCTCTAGGTGCAGTATCTTGAGAAGCCACACTAAAACTTACAGAGTCATAAGAGGCTGTTGAAGTATCAAACGCAGTAGACAATGTATATTGATATATTGCATCAGTATTTTGCCCAAGAACAAACATCTTTGTGCCGTCAGTGTTAAATGCTATTCCTGTCGGATTTGATTCTTGAGAAGAAGTTGAAAAACTTTGAGAATAAGAGGAGGTAGAAATATCAAACTTGTTAGTAACAACCCCACTAAGCTCCAAATCCCCATCCGCAGCATTATAGACAACACCGTACATCTCCCAAGAACCTGACGCGACCTGAGCGTATGATGTAGGCGCTGTAGTTTCTACATAGCTACCGTCTGTGGCTGTTAAGACAAACGCGCCACTGTTGGCTTCGATGGTCTTGCCTACGTCTGCTGAGGCGAATGAGCCTGTGCCGAGTTGTAGTGTAGAAGGAATAGTATATTCGTAAATGTTGTCAGCAGTATTTTCTATAATATAAAACTTTGATAAATCAGGATTACCCGTAATTCCTAATGGCACAGTTGCCTGAGACGCGACACTAAAACTTAATGAGCTATAAGAAGCTGTTGTAATATCAAACCCAGTTGATAAATTATATTGATAAACTGTGTCGTTATTTATTCCTACAGTTATCATTCTAGTGCCGTCTGAATTAAACTGCATACCTCTTGTGGATGTTTCTTGACTTACACTGAAGCTGTTAGAAGTATAGCTTGCAGTTGATAAATCAAAACCAGTTGTTAAAGCATATTCATAAACAGTATTATTGGTTCTTCCAACCATAAACATTTTAGTGCCATCAGTATTGAAAGCTAGATCCTGCGGAAATGTGTCTTGCGCTGTTACGGAAAAACTTTGAGAATAAGTCGCTGTTGAAACATTATAAGCTGTAGTTAAATTGTATTCGTAAACAGTATCAGTAGCACCACCCATTAAGAACATTTTTGTACCATTAGAATTAAATTCTATAGCCAATGGTTGAGTGTCTTGGCTACTTACAAGTAAACTAATACTAGCGTAAGAAGCAGTAGATATAGAATATGGAGTGGTTAAGTTGTACTGATAAATAGTTGCAGCGTTTTGACCAACCATATACAAAATAGTGCCGTCATTATTAAAAGATACGCCTTGCGGCGTTCCGTCTTGACCGCCTACATAAAAAGAAGAGCTTGAACTAGCCTCATTAACTCCACCTACAACCCAATCCAAAGTAGTCGCATAAGCACTATCAAGTCTCGTGTAATTCTCTGTAGTCGAATTAACATCCCAAGAGTTATTAGTCACGCCTGACTGTGGTACTTCTTTAGTCACAGAAACGACAGGCGCAAGCACAGAGCTAGTCAGTGAGATTGAAGCTGACTCGCCGTTTGTGAAGGTCTTGGTTAGTGTGCCACTGGTGACAGAAATGTTATCTAGCGCAGTGTCCAGTGTATTAAGCTGTGTCTGCACATTAGAGGTAACAGTGTCAATGTAGTTAATCGTTGCCGCGCTATCGGCTATGTCTCGTGACTTGCTCATCGTTATACCTCTGGTTCTGTAGGCCAAGTAACTTCGTTAGGAAAGCCTGCTTGACTTGGAATGTCTCTTAATGCTTGGCGGTAGACTGTCCATACTGCTTTATCTACTGGCGCATCTGCTACTTGCGTCCAATCTGACTCTGTTAGTTTAGCGTCTCGCTCTTTGCGAATCTCAGCAGCAGATCGGTCATATGCACCTGCTGCCCACGCTGCTTCTTTTGCATCTATCGCAGATTGCTCTTCTTCAGTTAGAGGAATCTCAGTAATTATATTTGTATTCACATCCAATATTTTTTTCATAACAAATCCTAAAAGTAAGACAAACCAATTTTTCCAGTGTCAAAGTTTCCCTGTTCATTTACGACTTTCAGTTTCGTTAATTCCGCGCCTAAATCAACGCCTCCTGAACAAATATGAAATTCACCATAATCATAGTCGGTAATATTAGAACTTAATGACCAATAATTACTAGAAGTCTTTGTTAATATAATCATTCCGTTTCTAGCACTTGATGCAGTATTCAAATCAAGTCCAAGCGTAAATGCTGAGCCTTTATCATCTTGCGCCCAAGTTCCTGCTCTGTATTTCATTGCCATAGATTTATATCCGCTAGTTTTATAAGCAGAGCTTGTGCCAAGTGTTACAGTAATTTCGGTTGCGCTACTATCTCCTGTGTTTTGTAAAGCAAGAAAAATTACACTGACTCCAGAAGGAATTCCTGTAAATTCCGCAGTTGTTGCTGAAGCTACATCTATAGATGATAAAATAGTAAATCCTGCCGCAACATCATCCCATGAAGCAATTGTTCCATTGGTTGTTAGATATTTGCCATCATTGCCTGTCTGACTTGGCAGAGCGTCAATGTTGTCTATCTGTGTTTGAATGTTAGAAGTAACGCCATCAACATAGTTCAGCTCAGTAGAAGTAGCAGTAACGCCAAGATCGGTCAGATCATCGGGCTTTGCATCTATCTGAGTTTGGATGTTGGAAGTAACACCGTCTGTGTAGTTTAACTCTGTAGCCGTAGCTGTAAGACCAAGGTTTATCAGAGCTGTGGCTGCGTTATCAAGATCAGACAGGTTATTAGACTGCTGTGTGTATCTAGCGTCACTCTGTGCCTGTGTGTAGACATCAGCAACATTGAACGCACCGTAAGCAATGATAGAGACGTTATCGCCTGTGGTAGCGCCTGTAGCCAAGATGATCGTAGCGCCGTCTGTGGCTGTGAAGTCTGTAGTAGGGATTAGCTTAGAGCCGTTCAGGTAGACATCAACAAAGCCCACATCGTAAGTGGCTGAGAAGTTGGTCTGACCTGACGTAGCGACATACTCTTGACGCTCTGCTGTACCGTTTACTGCACTACCTGCTGCTGCCCACGATGAGCCTGAGTACACAAACATCGTGTCCGAGACAGTGTTGAAATATAAAGCACCTGCTTGCAGTGGGTTGCCTTGATTATCTACCGTAGGAGCCGTGGATTTAGCGCCAAGATAAAGCTCCTCAAACTCTTCCAGAGCTGCTTCTGCTCCGGTTTCCGCTGTGGCTGCGTCTGTAGCTGAACTAGCCGCCGCAGTTGCGCTTCCCGCTGCCGCTGTAGCGCTTCCCGCTGCCGCAGTTGCACTTCCCGCCGATGCAGTTGCACTTGACGCACTCGCTGCCGCCGAGGCCGCGCTATCCGATGCCTCTGAGGTACTGGTCGCAGCGCTTGCCGCACTAGAACTAGCAGAAGCCGCCGAAGCATTTTCGCTGACCAAGGCCGCTGCTGCCGAAGCCGCTGCCGCGCTTTCGCTACCGCTAGCCCCAGAGGCACTAGAGGCCGCTGCCGCAGCACTCGCCGCACTATTCGTCTCAGATGTTGCCGCAGCATTTTGGCTTGCTAAGGCCGCTGCCGCCGAAGTAGCACTCTCGCTGGCGCTAGTTGCCGATGATGCAGCACTTGCCGCGCTATTGGTTTCGGCTGTCTCGGCATTGGTTTCCGCAGTCTCTGCCGCTGCCTGAGCTGCTTCCGCTGCCACCTGAGCTGTCTCGGCATTAGTCTCTGCAAGTTCGGCTGCATTCTCGCTGACCAAGGCCGCTGCCGCACTCGCCGCTGCTGCCGTAGCACTTGCCGCTGCCGCTGCACTTGTACCCACCCAATAAGCAGGCGACGTAGCAGGATCGTTACCAGTGTTAGAGTTTTGCAGAGACGTATAGAGAATGCCGTCAGTACCGACAGCGTTTTGATCCTCTGCATAAGTCGCTGTGGCAAGCCATGCAAAACTTAGCAATACCCAGTAATTAGGCTGAGTAGAGGGGTTCTGGTTTAGGTTAGAGTTTTGTAGGGATTGGTACTGCTCGCCGCCGTAAGTCACCAGCGCGCCAACCTGATAAGTTATGCCCTGATTCCATTCTACGGAATAAAGCAAGGTCCAGTAGCCCGTGGTAGTCACTGGATTGTTGTTCTGATTACCGTTAATCAGTGAGCGGTAAAATGTTCCGTCCGAACCTAGAACCACATCAGTGGCGCTGTAGATCTTGGTGGCTACCCACTGGTCGCCAAAGTCCGTATCTGTTTCGCCTACAGGATCTCGGACCGCAATTTGCACATCGGAATTGTTAGCAAGGATGCACTTAGCAACACCGTCAAAGAAGATGTTGGGCTGGCGACCGGCAGCAGACAGTAGAACGGGATTAGTGTTCGGGATAGAGTTATTGATATCCGCAAAAGTAGTCTTAGGAGTCGTAGTGCCAGACTCATAAAAGTAAAGCTTACCCTCTACCAAAGGTTCGCCAGCGTTGTCTAGGTATTGGTCAAAATCGCCGAAACGTGCCATTGTAGTTTCCTATAATCTAATTTGAGGGCTCAAAGCTTTTGAGAAGATTTTCCATTGCCTCAAATTGCTTTTCTTGATTAACGCCTCGGAGCTTATTTGCTGCTGCTCGCGCCGTTGCGCTGACGAATTGGCTCGGGCTTGTAGGAGCTGTCGCTACTGCTTCTCCAAACACCCCTGCCAAACTTGTATCAGCCTTAGTTCCGAACACCCTATCCATATCTATTGTAAATGCTGTTTGGCTAATCACGTCGTCATCAAAGGGTAAGCCGTATTTTTCAGAAAGCGCTTCCATGTCATCTAACGACTGCAACAATTTTGTGCGCCTTTGAGTGTTTGAGCTAAGCCCTCTGAGTGTGGTTCCTACCGCTGACCCTGCATACTTGCTATCTAAATCTATACCTCTGCCTACTGCGCCTCGAAATTCATCCATGGCTTCAATAGTTTCAGCATAGGTCGTATTTAGCCTGTCGTATTCTGGAAAACGATTATCTAGTAATTGATCTAGTTCAGCACGAAGCTGTTTTACTACTGATTCAGATTTTCCAGAAAGCCCTTGTTGCACTTTGCCATAGCCGACCTGCTCGTCAATAAATCTTTTAAAGTTATGAACTTCTGCCGCCGTCATATCTCGAGGGCTCGCCATTCTTTCAACGACTCTGCTTAAAAATCCTTCTAGATCTTTTAGTCCAGTAATCGTAGCTTTACTGAAGTCAAGCGTAAAATCGTCGTTTATCTTGATTCCCATGTCTTCTAGGTTATTCTTGAAATTGTTTACAGGGCCGCTAAATTCAACGTATTCATTCGTCATGTTCTTTTTAGCGTAATTGTCTATTTGAGAGCCTACTTGCGTATTCTTCCTTTTCATTAAATTGTAGCGTTTCATCATAGAGCCGCCTACAACATCAGTGCTTCGCTTTAATAATCTGTAACGAGTATTTTCACCAGCCTCTTTCAATATTTTAAGAGACTCAAGCATATCTTTTCGATCCGCCGGATTAGTTTCGCGGATCATTGCTATAGTGCCCTCATCAAAACCTTGCTTAATAGCAGCTTGCTGAGCTGGGTTCTTAACCGCTCTAGTAGGCACTGCCGGCTTAGGCAGAGGCCCTCTCTCGCTAACAACGGTAGGCTCTGCGCCTTCAACCTGCTCTAAGCGATAAGGGGCTGTTACATTCCGTGTAGCTGTTGATTCACCGCCCTCAATAAGCTGCCTAGCTTCTCTAGCCTTAGTGGGCTCGTAAGTTCGTGCGTAGCGACCAGCGCTTTGCTTCCCAAGGCCGCCAAGGCCAGTAGCGCCAGAAATATTGACGACTGCTTCAATGTTGCGAGCTGCTCGCGGGTTCTCTTGTGAGAACTGGTCCCATGCCTCACCGCCGGCTGCTATGGCTTCTTTTCCTGCCTGCATCAAAGGCTGATCAAAGAAAATGCCGAGCTGATTCATTACCTCATCTTCAATAACGTCAGGGGTCATCCTAGAGACCCCTTCACCAATGAGACCTACGCCTTTACCTATTAGGTCGCCAAGACTAGCGAAGCCTTGGCCATAAGCCTGCGTTACACCTTCTGAAACAGATTGATCGCCTTTCAGAGTAGATGCGAATATTTCGTTTGCCTTCTGAGCTCGAGTAGATTCGCCGCCGAGAGCATCAAAGCCAGCTTGAGTTGCGCTAAGCGCTGCTTGAGCGCCAAGACCAATAGGCTCAGAGACAGGCTGAGAAATACCTAGCATCTCTTTTACTTTAGCTTTAATGACATCCTCAGGAGTCCCCAAAGGAAACTCTGCAATGCTGCCGTCGGGGAGATCTACTTCAATAAACTCATCCATTAATTATTTTCCTCAAGCTCACCCGTTTCAGGGTTAAACTTAAATCTCCTCGGTGTTGCCGGCTGTGGAGTAGGCTCCCCGCCACCGCCTTCTGGCCGCGCTCCTGCTGGGTCCACATTTTCTGTGTCCCCACCTGCTGCCTCAAATTGCTGGGCAAGATAGCCGTCAATCGCACTTAAAGACCGAGTATCTTGATTTGCTCTTGCCTCTACCCGCCCGCGCTGGACAGCAAGATCAAGTTTATCAATAAGGTCATCGAGAAGCCTCATATTACCCTCGGTACTCATATCCGTATTAGCCTCAATCCTTCCTAATAAGGCGCCTTCTTGATACGTAAAGGCTGCGCCGAATGTTGGCCTTAACTGGCTTAGTACGCTCTTTTGTAGTTCGTAAATTAACTTGGACTCATCGGCAGACGTAATACCAAGACGTTGCTTAAACGCAAGCATTGCCCCCTTCATGCCACCCGTGCCCACGTTTTCCAAAATTTTGCGAGCTTCCATAAGCTGAGGCATTCTTTGCGCTGCGTCTATGCCATCGTTTATTGCTGTTTGCGCCCTACCTTCTTGGGCTCCCCCTCTTTCTCTAGCCATTGCAATATCTGTCTCGTAGATAACGCCAGACTTATTTGCATCATCTAAGGCTTTAGCCCTTCTTTGTGGATCGGTAATCACTCGCCCAAACTTATCAGTAAGCTCTTGCTGGCCCCCGCGCGTTACGCGAAGCACAGATCCGTTTTTAAATACTTTGGTAGCAGGGGTGCCGGTCTGCATATCTGAACCGCCACTGGTCCTCATAAACTCTTTAAAACCTTCTGTTCCTTCCTCTAAACCAGAATCACGAGCTCTTAGTCGCAGGGCCTTATAGGATGCAGGGAGATTTGAATCAGTGCTTATCTGGTTGTAAGCCTTACCAGCGGTAACAGCGTTATTCATCTCAGTCTTAAGACGATCCTTGGCCTCCATGTCGCCAGCCGCTGCCGCTTGAGCGAGCTGCAAGTAGCGTTTTGTATGACTGGTGTCTACGTTAGGGATCTGGCTAAGTATCTGAAAGCGGTCCTGCATTAAGCCAAGAACACCGCCAACGTCACCTTGATCCAAGAGATTACTGGCCGCAGATGCGTCCGCAAATAAAGTCTGCTTGCGCTTCTCTGCCGCCTGCTCATCTTCTAAGCCGCGCTTGCGAGCGATCTCGTCTTCTTGCATCATCTGTTGACGGAACTGCGGGGCTTCACCGCCTACCGCTGCTCCAAGGCCCATCAGAGCTCTTTCTATGTCGATCGCCATATTGACCTCTGCTATCGGTTTAGATTGGTAGCAGCCTGAGCCGCAGGGTTAAACATATAAGGATTCGCCATAGGAGCTGCTGCTATGTTTGTCGCGGCCTGATTGGGGTATAGAAAATTTGAAAACCCAGTAGTCTGTGCGGCCGTAAACGTCTGATTAGGATTCGTTGGAGTGAATGTGTTTTGCTGCTGATTACCATTAGCATCTTTTATTATACCGTAACCAAGAGCCCCAGCGTTGAGAGCGTTTTGCACTCCACCTTGATAATCAGGCACGTTGATCTGAGCCTGAGGAGTTCCAGAAATTCCTGCCGCTATGTTCTGCTGAATGTTAGACATATCCGCACCGTAGCCCTGCTGAGCTCGTGCCTCGTTTAGCGCTGCGCTATTATACTGGTCCATCAGCATATTGCGCTGACCGCCGAGCATAGTTGCTAAGTTGCTTCCTTGGTTGGCGTAGATATCGGCAAGGTTTGACGCTGCGCTGCCATACTGGTCGGCTAGTTGCTGCCCCGCCACTGTTCTACCTGTAGCAAGATTAACCCCGAGATTCCCAATCTGCTGGGCCGCAGGTAATCCGTAAGTTGTTAATTGATTGCTTAACTGATTTCCAAGAGCTTGCTGGCCCTGTAGCTGCTGAGTCCCAAGACCTGTTTGGATGTTGGCCATCGTACCCGCAGCGTTCTGACCCAGTGTAGACAATCCGCTAAGGTTGGATATCTGATTTTGCAAGCCTTGTGATGCAAGGCCCTGCCCAAAGCGCTGTAGCTCCTTCTGAACATTACCGCCACCGAGGCCGCCTGTAGCGCCTGCACCGGCTAAGTTAGCCCGCATACCTTGCTCACGCAAGAAAGCTATTTGCGGGGATTCTTGATAAGCCGCATTAAATGCGTCTTGGCCTAGAGCCCCTGACAATGCCATCTGCTGCTGTAGAGCTGCTTCGCCTGCTTGTTGGTAAGGCTGGATAAATCCGCTGGCATCCTGAGCTCTCGCTTCTGCCTGCTGAAGCCCTAAGCCGTACTGGTTTGCGAGCTCTTGCCTACCCGTTCGGTTGAGCATATCCAGCATATCAATCGCGCCGGTTGCCCCGCTCTTGAGTGCCATCTCGGAACCGCGAAGGCCCGTAGGGATCTCGCTGCCAGTTTGGTATTGAGTTGTGGCCATCTGTGGCAGGTTGTACGATCTACCAGCCAAGGCGTCAAGATCATTAACACTGCTCGGGGTAGCCGCAGGGGTAGCCGCAGGGGTAGCCGCAGGGGTAGGCGCAGGGGTAGGCGTCGGGGTAGGCGGCACATAAGGTGGCGGTGGAGGTATTGGCCTTACAGGCTCAGGATCTACATTGATTGGAGCCGGTGGAGGCGATATAGGCAAGCCTGCTTGAGCCTCTGCTATCTGGGCAGGATTAAAATCTAGCTCTTGCGTAAGGTTGCGCTCTACGATTTCTTGAGGCGCATTAAAATACTCTGAGACATCGCCAGTGCTTGTCACGCCTTTTCTGATTAAGTCTTGAACCCTTTCTACTTGAGGTGCAGTTAAAGTCCCGCTAGTGTAAACATCAGGGGGAATATCTGTAAGACTTTGAATAATAAGCGCTTTTGGCACGCTAAAGTATTGAGCGACATCATTGACATCAACCTCGCCAGAATTCAATAGCGCCTTTACGCGGTCCACTGTCTCTACTGAGTAGTCAGTTCCCTTAGGCAGGCCGTTTAGTTTTGCAATACTCATGGTTGCGGGCCTCCAGTCATGCCAAGGGCTTTAGCGACTTGTTCAGATGTAACAGATTCCCCCGCAACACCAGATGTTGCAGGTTTTAGAGGACGACCTTCTGCCTTGCCGTAATTATCGTAATGCCATTTAGCGTAGCCTTCCGCAGTTCTAAACTGAGGATCGCCTCCCTCAAGAAGCAATGCTTTCTTTGAATTATAATCAGCAAGAATGTCTGGGTTGGCCGATAGATACCCTTGAGCCGTGTTAGCGTCCCAGTCCATCACGCCGGCGTTTGAGTATTCGATCTGCTCGAATCCCTTGAAATCTAAAGGCTGAGGATTGGTCAAACCGCCAAGCTGCGAGTAGTCCATAGGGACGCTCTGGGCTTGCAAATTCCCGTAATTGATAGGATCGCCAAGGATAGCCGAACGCTGCCCCATGAGGCCGGCGAGAAGCGCCTGCTGCGCCATGTAGTCGCCAGTCTGAGTAGCATCTACCATAGGCCGGAAAGTCTGGCCGGCAAGAGCAAGGTTTTGATTCATGCCTTGCTGGCGGATATCTTGAGACGCTTGATAGGCTGGTAGCATGGACTCTGTGGCGCGCTGGCCGTAGTCCTTGATCATGCTAATCTCTTGCGCTCGCTGGGCTGCGGATTGCTCGGCCATTTTCTCATTGGCTTTGTTCTGCATATAGGAGCCGACCAAGCTTGCTCCACCGCCAATTAATGCACCAGTTACTGGATCCATCTTAATCCCACCTACTTAATTTATTTAATTTTATCACATTTTGCTGGTTAAACCGCTATCCAGCCCTGCGTTACGTCGCCACCAATTGACGGTAGCATTTTCCTATATTCTATCGATCCGGTGGTTCCAGCGGAGTTAATGTAAAGGCTGTACTGTCTGGCCTCTACTACTCCCTCTGGCGAGCCCACACCCACTATAGGGATGCTTAGGCTTGCGTCCTGAGTGAACTGCCTGAACGGTTGAGCCATGGTTCCATCGCTTTCAACGATAGGCTGGGCTGCGTTAAGCCTAGGGCCTGTCACTTATCACCACCAATGATGTTAGCGGTTAACTGTATTATTACAGGCTTGACCGCATCCGTTAGGGTGAACCGGAATACCTCGAATCTTGCTGCCCTACCATTGCGACGCCAGATAGCCCTGCGGCTGTACTCACCGATCTTGCCTATGCTGCGAGATATAGGCCCGCTCCATGTCTTGCCGTCCTTGGACCGCTCGAGCGTGATCTGAGGATCTGCCACTGATTCATTGCCAACGCCAGACTCTACCGTGAGCTCTAGGCTTGGGAAAAATACTGACTGCATATTGTTTTGGAAAGGCTGAGTAGCAACCCTTCGAACGATTGTGTTTTCGTATTCGGTGTAGACGTTTTGATCAAACTGACCAATGCGGCCGTCAATGATGTCGCCGCAGAGAATATTATTGTACGCCTTAACTACAGAGGACACCCTCAGGGCCCCTAGATTGCCCTCTAAGAAAGACTTGCGCTCATGCCATCTCTGAGATGTGGTGTCGTATACAAGCGTTGTAGCAGGCAGGGCGAAGCCTATAAAGTAGGCTCCCTTGCTGGCGTATGCCCATGAGTAAATGCTTGCAACCTGAGCATCTGACAGCTTTGATAAAAGAGAGTCAATTGCAGTCGTAGAGACTTTGACTGTACTGTTACCGTTAAGAGCCCAGATAGCCGGTCCCTCGTTCTCTCCGCCGCCGACCCACATAAAGGTATCTTGCGCGTTTACGAGAGAGTAGGGCGCATAGCATCCTTTCTGGAGAAATAGTCCGGTCCGCTGAAATGGAAAGTCAGCTCCGCCGATATTCTGGAAAGCCTCAAACGTCTGGCCGCCTGAGATGAATAGCTGATTCTTGTAGACGACTGGAGCCACAATGTCATCGGGGTCTGACTCGGCTGTACCGAAGTCTAGAGCGTTATAGCTCAGGCCGTCATTGATGGAGCTTACTATGAACTTCTTAGAGTCTGTGGTGATTAAGAAGTAGCCATCAATAAACACAACGAACTGAGGGGAACCATTCGCTGTGAAGTCAGAATCTGTGATCTGGGCAAACGTGTCCGTAACGTGGTTATAGATATAACCGTTACCGTTAGGCACGAGCACCATTAGCTGCGTTCCGTTATCGGCCATTGAGACACGAGCAACACCAGCAACGTCGCCGATAAAGGTTAGGCTGTAATCGTCGCCAGACTGATCTAGACGGTATAACCGTTCGCCATTCACGAAGTAAGGCTTACCAGCCATCTCGTGTGCGCCACGGTTTACGTTATCAAGTATTCCCGACGAAGCCAGCTCAACAATGCCCTCAGTGCCGAATAGAGTTTCTTGAGACAAACCAGTGCCCTGAACAATGTTAGGGTACCAGTTGGTACACTCTTGCGCCGCGATTGGCAGGGAGTCGCTGACATAGAATCCGTTCGCTATCGGTAACTGGGTTACTGGCATCTAAGATACTCCGAACAAGCAGTCCGTAACGGTTATATTGTTTGTGGTCGTAGCATTGGAAACAAAAACTTCAAGATAATCAGAGGTAGCCACGGAGACGTTATAAAACACTCCCACGTTTGCCGTATTGGATGCGGACACTAATCTGGATATTTTAGCGGCAGAAATAACAGTGCCATTTTTTGCCAAATGAACAGTTAGATCCTGATTTGTCCCAACCACATCCAAAGTCACAGAAGCCGTCAAATGAACTGTAGTGGTCGTTGAACCTGTATAGGTCAGCTTGCCTGTCGTATCCACTGTGAAACTAGCAACAGATCCCGCTACAAATGTACCTGCTACTTTTACAGGAGTGCTTGTTGTAGAAATCGTTGTGGCAGTTGAGTTGCCGTGCATAGATACTTGAGCGTTTATCTCATCAGCAATAGACGTTATCTGAATGCCGTTAGTATTAACCGCCGTTACACTAATACCACTGCCAGCGACAATGCTTGCAATTGTCGGAGATGCTGCGGTTGTGTTCAATAGGATAGGGAGGCCGTCAGCATTAGCCGTAAAGTTGTGAGATATGACCAAGCCGTTTGTTGCTGAGACATTCACGCTAATGCCTGAGCCGTCTTCCATATTGCGGATACGGTTTACAGGGCCGTCAACCTCTAGGACCGGAGCGCCAGTGACAGCGCCAGTCTGAACGATTGAGCCAGTGACGCCAAGGTTGGCCACGAAGTTATCGTAGCTGATCTTGTAGTTTGTCCCGTTCACAACGTAATCAAGATAACCGCCAGCTTGGACGGTATCTTTAGCTATGAACTCGCTTTTCCTGCGACCATCGGCTCTAATTGTCATTGCGTGTTAAGCTCCAATCCAATTGCGCCAGTAGATTCGGCGAGTATCTCTGCTTCTTGTTCTGGGTAGAAATGACCAGAAATCCCGTAGCTGTCGTCTTCGTTCCCTGCACCGATAGGCAGTGTTGACGGTAATGAGGTTGGACCCATGCGGCCACCAATGGTACGCATAGTATTCATGCCCTCGCGGGCTGCTTTAACCAATCCCTCTGAAACCACACCCCCGTAATCAGGGGAGACCTCTATCGCCATGTTGGCGATGATTCCGCGCAGCGCGCCGGTGGGTACAGTGATTTCATCTCCAAGGCTATCGACCTCGGTATAGCCAAGCGTGATACCCTGAGCATCTAGCTGAGCCATGTAATTATTTAGAGCGAATATGTAATCTTGGTACTCATCAGGCTCGAGAGGAGACTCAGATGCTTGAACCAGAATTCGCTGGAGTGATGCTTTTGCGACCTGCGCGACAGTAGCCATTACTCGTACGTTGCTCCTTTTTTACGCTTCTTAGCAGTCTTAGCTGCATCTTTAAACGCTTTATCCGTTGGTGCGCCTGTTTCGCCCACGCTACGCATTCTACCGCCTGACTTCTTTTTTGCAGCCCTGCGCTTGTGAATGTTTTCGTATAGTCCAGCCATTATTCGTACCTTGCAGATTTAGCGCCCTTACACTTCCAGCGCTTGCGACTTAGGTTATTTGGCGTATTAGGATCGTTCTGCTTCTCTTTAGGCAATCTTTTCTTGATCCCTAATGATCTAGCACAGTATGAGTCGCCCTTCTTTGTGCCAGCGCGTACTCGCGGACCGCCACCCTTAGCCTCACCGGCCTGCCCGTAGGAGACCTTCTTGCCGGATGCGGTGACCTTTGCTTTAGCCTTGCCTTTGCTTGGTTTTGCCATAAAGAATCAGGGGGCCGAAGCCCCCATCCTCAGTCAGTCGCTAGACCCCAAAGCCCTTTCCGGAAAATAAGGGGTTAAATGTGGCGTACGCCGGCAAGAGATCGAAACGAATCTTTTGCGTGTTAGCGTCACCGTCTGCGTACTTAGATACTCGGATTGACATACCGTCGCTAGTAGTAGCGATAGTGTCAGTAGAGTAGAGCTTAGGCAGCTTAACAGTACCCATGCCGAACGCCTGCTTCGTGTAGAAGAGGTTAGGCTGGTACAGAGTTGAAGCAGCACCCAGAATCGTGACAACCGCAGCGTTTGCAGGAGCAGCGTCTACGTTGTTGTACTGACCGTTGGCCTCGTAGATAGCAGCACCAGAGACAGTAACTGTAGCAGCGTTGCCTGAAATGGTTACGTCTGCAAGTACAGTGCCAGTCCAAGGAACAACAGCGCCAGTTGCGTCAAGCATAGGCTGACGAGTAGCTACGTTCAGACGGTTAACGCCTGCGATAGTTACCATGTCACCAGCTTTGATAGTACCAGTACCCAGACCGTTCAAAGAAAGAACCTGAGTCATAGTGTCTTTAGCTGTGACGTAAGTTGCGTCAGGAGCAGAAGCCAAAGCGCCAGCACGGTCAGTAGTAGAACCTGAAGTGTAGCTAGGCAGTGCGTTAGAAGTAAGCGCCATCATGCCACCGAAAGACTGGCTGATCTGTGCTTTTTCCCATGCTGTACGAACAAGGCCATCAGCCGCATTCAGACCGTTCTGAGCTGAGGACAGCGCAGTAGTAGTGAATGGGTTCATGATGTAATACTTCTCGTCGCTCATAGGAACGCCGATAGAGTCCATCAATGCACCAGCACCTGCAACGTCGCCCCAAGCATCAACGGCAGTGCCGTGAGTACCATACTTGAGTGAAGCGTTCTTGTTCATGTACGCGCCAAGATCAAGCTCAAGGTCAGTCACAATGCGACGGGCCATAGGCTCAAGGATCTGGTCAAGCTGGTCGAGTTCCAATGCTTCTTCCACGTTGCCCCACTCAGTGGCCGCTGTGAAGTAGTCCTGTACTGTACCAGTTGCCTTGCCTGCAATGATGTCTGACTTATCAGAACCGCTGATATCACCACCAGAAGTACGGATAGAGTTGTAGTCGTGCGGGCGCTTGAAGTCTACGTTAGAACCAGAAGACGGGTTGAACTTGCCGCTCAGGAGCTGCGTGTTTACTGTCTTGGTTAGAACTCGTGAAGCTTCAAAAGCATCAAGAAAGACGCGAGCGACTTTCCGTGTGATGTTACTGTTTAAATTATTAGCCATGATCTATTACCTTTCCTATTCAAATGTAGCGCCTTGCGGGCCCCTAGGTTTGGGGGCACTTCCAGCGCCATGCGGCTGCTCCAGCGGATCCGGAGCGTTATTTACCTTGGGTTTAAGCGATGCAGCTTTCTGCTTGATTTCTGTCGCTATCCTTACTGCTGCTTGCGCTGGCGGCAGGTATCGCAACGCGTCAAGCTCTAACGGGTTTTTGGCAAGGTACTTGGTAATCAGGGGCCCGTCGGTCTCATCAAGAATAATATTCACGAGAGATTCGTCGATCCCAAACTGCGCTACCGCGTTGCCTGCTTCCTGTAACTGCTCCGGCGTAATGCCGAATTTAGTTGCCCTGTCAGAGTAGGACTTAACCTTAGTGGTCATTTCCTCCTGCTGCTTTTGCCATTCCTGCTGCTTTAGCGCTTGCTGCTGCTGCTGGACGGCTTGCTGCTGCATATCGTATTCCGCAGCGGCTCTAAGCGCCTGATCCCTTCTATGTAGGCTCTGTCTATACTCTTCATCTGAGAGTCTAAACGGATCCGGCAGATCTGGAACCTTTGGCGCCTGACGTTCTCCAAGCTTGGCCTGTAACTCATCTAACTGCTTTTTCAGCGACTCGGCTTCACGCTCCTTCTCTCGAAGCTTGAAAACCTTCTTGCCGACTGCATCGTTAAATACACGCTGCTGCTCTTCATCGAACTTGATTTCTTTCTCTGGGGTCTCCCCCGCCTCCGGTGCTGAATCGGTACTCTGTTCCTCAACAGAATCTTCAGTTTCTTCTACCTCCGGCTCCGTGGTTACGTCGTCCTCGGATTCGTACTCGTAGTTGTCTTCTGGTTGCAGCTCGCTCATGTTGTGCCCCTTAAAGGTAAATGCCCAGATGAAGGTCTGGTGGCCTGTTGGTGATTATAACATAAAGAGGTTAAAATCAACAAAATCTAGTCAATTTGACCAACGGTGATTTATGAGTGATTTATTCGAAATATTTGAGACAGACGATCCCGATCAAATATCAGATGATTTGATGGCAATGGTGGGGGAGATATTAAGTTGTCACGCCTACGGTGAGTTTGAGCGATCCAAAGAGCTCGAAGAAGAGCTTGAAGGGAGGATAAGAGTTTTAGCTGGCGCCGATTAAGACGCCTTGCCACCAAGAGATTTAATTGATTGAGCGACTGCTCTATCGAATGCTGCTGCACGCTTTTCTAGATCTGAGCTAAATTGAGGCTTTGGTTGCTTCGTAGACTGCGTCGCTGATTTTCCCTTCTGCATGATAATCCTCAAGCATATTGATTAGTTTGGGCCTAACATTATCCACGTTAAAGTCGCTCAAGTCACTAACATCTATTAGTTTTTGCTCGCCAGCGCTTCCTTGGTTGGACCATATCTGTATGTCAACGCTAGGGTCGTTAGCGTGTTTCTCGCTGAGCTTGCGAATCGTATCGCGTGCGCCACGATGCGAGTCAATGAAAACGTCGAGTGGCACTGTGCGGCCTTCTGATTCGGCTCTTTTAAAGTATAAGGGTAATGCTTTGTCAGGGTCCCTGTCAACGTAAACTATACGAACTTTCTTGCCTGATTTAGCCGCCTCAGAAATCATCTTGTCGGACTTGTCGAAATTCTTCATAGTGCCGTCATACACTAGATCTGCTAGGTTCTCTGCCGCATCAGACAAGCCTGCTGACTTTCCTGACGCCGTGCCTCCCCCAGTAAATACCCAGAGACCTTCATCGCCCTGCGATTCGTTTAGGCGCTTGTTATATAGAGCCCTTGCAAATTCGCTTGAAGGGGCCTGAACGTCAGAGGCTAGAGCTTTGTTAGCCTTGTAGTCATCGCTGATCTCCCGCGCGTAGTCAGCATTGATAACCTTGCCGCCTTTGGTCCTTTTAATGTTGCTGTACTGCTCAATGGCGCCTTCGAAGTTATTAGCGATCTTATTGTTCAATCGCATAGCAACAGGGTTTCCGGCCGCCCTTGGGTCTGCTGCCACCGTGTCAGCCTGATAGCTCGTTGGCGATGTTGGGCCCAGCTCCTGCTTGTTGAACACTGCTGCCGAGCCTGACCTGCCCATTTCTGGGTTAGCTAACTTGTCGGACAAGTATCCGCCATAGCCGCGAGACTCGATCATGCGCTCCATGTCAACAGGGCTTTTGGAGAATGACACGAGGCCCTCTGGGTCGCTAGTGATGTCATATAGGCCGCGTAGCTTTGTCTCATAGCGATTAGGGCCAGTAACTATTGCTTCCGGTCTAACATCCGATGGCGATCCCTGTGGCGTGTAGAAGTAAGTCCTGAGAGGGCCTTCGCCGTAAGCCCTGCGACCTTCACCTACGCGACCCTTCTCTGCTCCTGCTGATCCAGTGCCGTAGCGCGCTGGGTCCGTTTCGGTTAGCCCTTCTGCCCTGCTGAAATGCACGCCTCTAGCACTTGCTGGCGCTAGTTCTCCGCTGGGGTATTCGAGCTTAGTGTTGAAGTCTATAGGGAAACTAAACCGGATAGGATCGCCGCGCTTTGGCTGTATCTCAGTGTAGAAACTGTCCAGCTCAGAGTCTATGTTAGGTTTGTAGATCTGCTGCCCGTACTCGCCCGTCAAAGGGTTTATCTGCTCCCTTGCGCCAGCTCTGCCGGACCCAGAGGTATATAGTATGCCTCTGTCCGTAAATACTGAGTCCTGACCGTAACGGTTGCCGATGTTGGCCGCAGCAATTGGGTCCATGCCTTCGACCATATAAGTTCGCTCAGGACTTCCGTAATCACCCTTTACCAGAGATACGTTGTCTGGGCCGTATTCCCTTATTAGCTCTTCGCCTAATTGCTCGCTTCTAAGGATATTATCCGAATCAGTGAGGCTCATGTTTGGCGGGTTCTCTGCGGTTACCATTGCAAATCGAGCCGTGGGAGCATCTACGCCAGCAGGGTCAAGAGGGCCGCTGTACTTCGGGGCGCCGACCAATGGCTCAAATCTTTCAATGGGCACATTCAATGCCTCGCGAAGAGATGACATCGCGCCCTGATTGATCTCTTCTTTGGTTAGGTTCTTTAGCCCCTTAGCCAAGACATCGCCGGCTATAGGGATAGCGCCAAGCATAACCGAGCCGCCATTGATTGCAGTGCCTAACAAATCGCCTTGACGAATAGATTGCGCCGTATCACCAACCCCTACCGCGTCACCAATAATCGGCGTGAAGTCTATAGCTGTCTCAATGCCCTCTCCAGCGTTGATAAGCCCTCGCCTGTAGCCGCCGCCTATGCCGCTGTCGTCAATCCACTCACGCAGCTTGCTGCCTATCGTGGCCCTGAAGTTAGGGTTAAACGGGTTGATAGACGGCGAGAAGGGCTTCATCTCTGCGCCTTTCCACTGTATACCCATGGAGTCCAACTGCTCCTGAGCGAGCTCCTGATTGGTTTTAGCCACCGTTAGCAATCCTCATTAGGTCCTCAGGACTCATCATGCCTAGCTGGGCCTTGCGGCGCTGCTCATCCATCATGTCGTTTATCTTGGCTTGATTGTCGAGCTCGTCACCGAATGCCTGAATCTGCGTTCGGTCAATAGTCGCACCGGCCTGCTGGGCTTTGATCTGCGAATCAATGCGCTTGGTCTCTGCGTTGAACCCGTCGATCTGAGCGCTAGACTGAGAGTCCATAACCTGAGCTTCGATCTTGGCTTGCTCTAACTGTAGCTTCTGAGCTTCGATCTGTAGCTTCATCTGGTCATTTTGCAGCTTGGCTTGATCTATCTGAGCCTTGAGCATTTCTGCCTGAGCCTTCATGCCTTCAGCCTGAGCCATGACCATTGCCGCATCGGGCTGCTGCTGGCCTTGTGCCTGCATCTGTGCCTGCTGAAGCTCGGCCATCTCTTCGTCGGTTAGCTGCTTCATAGGGATCAAGCCCTGCTGAATCATCTGGGCCCGCTTGCGCTCTGCGATCTGGCCTGCCGCTGGGGTAGCCACGCTTTGCAGTAGTAGGTCGCCGGCGATCTGCATCAGCGACGGGTCTATCTGCGCTAGATTGGTGATTGCCTCTACAGTCTCTTGCTGGCGATTCTTGTAGCTTGGGCCGGCCTTGCATACTACGTCGTAGACACCAACGCTCAGGTCGTTAATCACCACGATCTCGCCGGTAGCGTTATCAACCACCTTCTGGTTAATGTCAGCCATGTCATAGGACTCGTCTTCCTTGAGAACACGAATAGTCCGCTCGGTATCGTAGACCTTGGGGATGGCGTCCTTGATGAGTTGGCCTGTAGCCTGTATGGCGATTTCCATTGATCGGCTGTACTTGAGAGTACCGTTGTCTCCCTTGTCTTGTAGCTGGCGTATAGCAACGCCTGACTGAGCGTTAGGGTTGTCGCCCATGTTGGCTGCAAACATACCAGCCGTGGCGTTGATCATGCCCTGCATTGCCTGAGCAACAGTGCGCAGACCTGCGTTGATCTGGGCTCCACCGTTCTGCTGCGGGACCGATGGGAACTCAGGGTCAGCGTTGAAGAACTGCACCGGATCATTGTTTGTGTTTAGAGTGCGTAGCTGGTCCTCGTGCCCTAATGCTTGGGCAGGGGTCATCCAGTATTTGGCTCGTGGCGCCAGAGCTCCCTCTTCGATCTCACGGCTCATCGCGTAGTTAAGGACGCGCTGCGGATCTAGTAGCTTCTCAACCACGCCCCAGTAGATCGTCTTATTCTCGAAGATCTTGAAGTTGCCGTATACAGGCACAACAGGGATTCGGTTGAATACTGTGTCGCGGTCATCCTCTAGCCAGTCCTTGCCATCAAAGAACCTAGAGCAGACCTTGTGCATCTTGCGCTTGCGGCGCTTAACCTCGGTCACCCCGATAGCCTCAAGGTCGTCTTTGATCTTGTCAAAGTCGTCACTGACCTCGTGAGTCTGGCCGTTGCTCATAAGCACGAGCTCGCGGTCCTCAGACTCTACATACAGAAACTCGCCGACAACAATGACCTCGGCTTTGTCAAAGTAAGCATCGCCGTCACGGTCATCAGAGACAGACTCGCCAGAGCCCTCAGGCCAGCGGCTTTCGTATTCGTCTACGGCTACCGGATGCAGCACGAACGCATAGCGAGAGTCGCTCTTATCCTGCTTCTCTGCTGCCGGATCAAACCATACCCGATCAAGCGGGTTAGCAATCTTCTCGATCATGATGTCCTGATCGAATGAGTTGTCGTCTGCATACTTATGGCATACACGCCACGCATCAAAGCCACCGGTGACCATGCCACGAGCTGCCTGAGAGTAGATCTGCTTAGCGTTAGATAGGTTCTCAATGTTGCGTATGATGCCGTCATAGGTCGCTGCAACGTCCTTCGTCGCATTGCCGCCGGCTGGGCTCACCCTGATATCGTAGTCAGCATCCTCGATGCCGCTAGAGATCTGGTCAATGATTGGGTTCACTGAGTCGAACTGATAGCGCGGACGATTAGCGTTCGAATTCCAGAACATGGGCTCCCACTGACCGTCCCTTTTATCTATGAACAAGTGAGACTCACGAGCGTTCTCGCGGTTGTCGTGGTCGGCCTCTTGGCAAGAAGACAGCAAGTTGATTACGTCTTGATGCTCATCGTAATCAGCCTTGTACGAGAGATCGTCCTCGGTGTACTGGCCCGACTCCTGATCCTCTTCCTTCTCTTCCGTTCCGTTCTCGTACTCAGCCATAGTCTAGCCCCAGCCCTGAAAATTGATTTTGACCGCCTGCTTGGCGATCTGCTTCGGCGAAAACATCGCCATCATTAGTGCGTCGCCCATGTTAGGTGAGGGCAATTGATATTTCTTCGCCATGTCTATCTTGGTCATTATGGCGATTTTACCATTGTTTGACCTTTTTTGTGGTATACGACACACCTCGGACCTGAGCTGCTGTAATACGGGGATTTCAGACGACAGAGAGATGAGATTCTCGGGGTCTATATACTCTCCCTTTGTGACTGCGCGATAGGTTGCCTCGAAGCGGTCCCTGAGCTTCCACCAATACTGCGCGCGCTTATTCAGGAACGTGTCGCGGTTGCTCTTAGAGTCTGACCCGCTGTAAGGGACCATTGCGTCATCAGGTGACTCTGAGCCCCTGAACTGGTGCTTCTGCATTACAGTAGACTCGAGCTCGGCATCTACCTGACGCTTGAGCGCTATGCCCATGCCGTCACAGTCCCAGACGAACCAATCAGCCTGACACTCTCGGGCCTTGCGTAGCGCCCAGTCCATACCCTCCGCAACGTCGCCTGTGACCTTCTCGCAGATGTCTAGGACTACTGACCCCTTGCGCGAGCAAAAGCCTTTTGAGTCCCCGCCCTCGTCTGAGGGGTCGTGCGACGCGATGATTGCGCCGGTGCCCTCAAAGCCTAGCTTAACGTGAGCATCGATCGCTGCATCAAACCATTCTGCTGGGATGATGCTGTCTTCAACGTCATCTAGGAAATGGCCTCGCCATACATGATCAAAGAGGGCAGGGCTCATCCTACCCCTGTCGCCCTCCATCTCACGTTTGAGAACGTCAGGCGCTAGGGCGTTGTCCTCAATGTTGATCATGATGATCAGATGGTCTTCGTCCTCATAGAACCCGTCGCGCAGTAGCTCCTTCTCAAACGGTTTGATAAAGCGCTGACTGAATGCGTCAAGTGAGGACCGAGGGTTAGCCGAGAACCAGAGCTCTGAGCCCTCCTCGCGAAGTGTCGGCGTTAAAGCCTTGAGTGAATCAAAAGAAATTGTTTGAGCTTCCTCCACCCAGAAGCGTTGGAACCCGTGCGCTGATTGAATTGCCACTGGGTCGCGGGCCATACCCTTGAAGCGGAACGCGGGCTCTTCGTTGTACAGGATCTGAGACTTTTGGACCTCGAAGCCTGCAAGGTTCAGGCGATCTATCTCAGCGCGCAGGATGCTCAGCACCGAGTCGTCTATGCTGTTCTGGAACTCACGAAAGCAAAGCGTTTTGATGCCCTTGGTCATTGCGTCCATCAGGCACAGGTCCGCGATGCTCATGCTCTTTCCACTCCCTCTGCCACCAATAGCACACTTTATGCGCTTAGGCTTCAGGAACGGCTGGAGCTTCTTAGGGATTTGCATATTAGGCATTATTCGTAGGTTGCCTTATTTTTGCGTCGCTTCTTGGCCCGCTCAGCTGTGCTCATCGCTATCGCCACTGCCTGAGCCTGTGGCTTGCCCGCTGCCCGCTCGGTCCTTATGTTCTGGCTGATCGCCTTCTTGCTGTATCCCTTGTTTAGAGGCATTGCCGAATATCCTGTCGTAGTTGTCCAGATACTTGCTCACGTTGTACTTGCGGGGCCGTGAGCCCTTGCCGCCTTCCCATGGGCCGGTACTCATTCAACCACCTCAATCGTCCAGCGCATATCTATGTCAATAGGGTCGCCGTCCCTGCCCGAGACCTCTGTTCGCTTGGTCTCAGTCCATCCGGCTTGGTGAGATAGCCAGAACTTAGCGGCGTTCACGTCACCCTCTATGCCCTTCATCTGAAGCGAGCCTGCCATCTGAGCAATCGCTAGAGCCTTACCCTTCCTGTAAGCTTCACCAAATTCTGGCTGCCTTTCCATTGCGCGCTTTAACGTATTGAAACAACAGCCAAAATAATCAGCTAGCTGCTGCTTGGTAAGTGAAGGCGCAAGGTCAAAGCATTCCTTGATTTCTTCGTTAGTGAAAACGCGGGTGCCGCCGTGTACTGTCTTGTCGTCACTCACTGCTTAAACTCCTGAAACTGGTCTAATGGTATATGGCAGACCGGCTCTTGATCCTGCCAGTCCCTCATTTGATTCCTGCCGCCGAAGCCCAAAGTGAAATCGCATTGAGCTAAGTTGGTGAACGCTATCTTGTCTGTCCACTCAACGACGAGGAACACCGGTAGGCCAGTGTCATCTTGTAGCCGCTTCGATCCCTGCACTTTAGCCAGAGAAATCATTAACGTAGGGTATTTTAGCATATTATTGTCCCGACAGCGCAATTCGACCCACGCCATCGGGTTATCGTCTCTCATAGCCAAGCAGTCAACGTGATACTTGATTGAGACCTTCTGTAATACGCATTTCCAGCGCTTTTCGGCTATTTCGCCCAGAGCTCTCTCTCGAGCCTTGGTAGCTTCGTTCTCGTACAGTGGCCTACTCATACTTTTTCTTCACGTCGCCGAAGCGCAGGTTCACCTTCTTGTTTCTGGCGCTGTAGTCGCTATGCAGGTTAGAGGCGAAGGTTTGGGCAGGGTAGTTAGTGATCTTGCCACCAGCGGCGAAGTAAGCCGCCTTGTCCTGAGCAAGCTTTACCAGAAGCTTGTCCTTCTCTCTGTCATACTCTGTATTAATCATTAAAGTTTCTCCCATGGGATTATCGTCTGTTCTAGGCCCAGAGCGGATCTCTGAGCTCGTCTAGCCTTTGCTTGCTTATACTCTACCATGTCGTCATAGCGTGGCTTCTCGCCGCGTTTTAGGGCGCTCTCGTGTATTACGATAAAGCCGTCATCTGAGTCCGTTGTAGAATTTAGTTGCCAGTGCCTGTCCTGCCCCTTTTGCAGAGGTTGGGCGAAGAGCTCTGATTTGTTGATTCCCAAGGCGTCAGCGAGGTCCATGCCGTTAGCGCCACACGCAAAGCAGTTTGCGATGATGTCCCCCTTGCGGCCCAGAGTAAGTCCCATGCTGGGATTCTTCTCACCGTGAACCGGACAGCATACGGTCCAGCCCTTGGAGTTCTTGCGGGGCTTGTCGCAGAGGTTAGCGAGCTCGTCGATGTGCATTAGCAATGTTCCTTGATGTTATCCAGTTCTTAACTTCCAGAGAGATTCCGTCAACCTTGGTGAGATTAACTCTGGCCGGCGATACTCCGAACTTCTCTTGGTACTTGTAGTGGGCCCAGCCTTGCTTAAAGCCTTTGAGATTTGCGTAGTAATAGAGCTCTGACAGCCAGCGAGACTTATCGTCTATTGAAAACTGCTCAGGCTTGGGCATATTCTCACGCTCAATCTTTTTGAGTATCTCGTTGTCAGTGTAGATCTCAGAGTCCACAGGGAGCTCATAGCCGCAAGCTTTGCATCGCCTACCGCTCATTTGAGTTGTGCAGACTGGGCACGGCCTGAGCACTGGCTGGCGCTCTTCTTGCTCTATCAACCGGTCCTCGTTGTAACGCTTGGTGCCGTCGTCTAGCTGATAGGGCACAATCGTATCTGGGAGCTGGCCGTGGCGTGTAATGTTGCCGGCGTGATCAAGGTAGATCGCTCGTGTTTTGCCGGTTTCTGGAGATATCCTAGCCACCCTACCGCAGCGCTGCACGAAATCTATCTTTGATTTGCACGGGTAGCAATCAATCAACATTTCGACATAGGGCGCATCGTATCCGGTCCCGAGCAAGCGACTGCATGAGAGGACCGAGAATAACCCTGCCTTGTGATCTGCGTACAATGCCTGCCTCAGATCCTCTTCGGTATAACCGTCAATGTGACGGGCCTTAATTCCGCTTGGGTGCGCGTTGAACTTGTCTACTAGTGTCTTGCTATGGTCAATAGTAGGGCAGAACGCTATCGCCCGCTTTGAGCCGTCAGGCGAATGCTTTAGGTAGTTTTCCACTATGTCACCGCTAAGCTGGTCATCCTCTATCATCGCAGCACCAAGATCGTCTGGGTTGAACTCAGTGCCACCAGTGGGCAGGCGCTTTGTGCGAATGCCAGAGGTATCTACCGAGCTGCCGACGTAGTAATCAATCGGCGCCAAGTAACCTAGCTCAGTGAGCTCCTCGCTAGTAATAGGAATTAATAGATCATCCCAAACCTGCCCCAAGCCTTTGCTGAATGGCGTGGCTGAAAGCGCAACAAACGGAATAGCGTCGTAGCGATCTAGGTATTTTTCCTTGAACCCCTTATAGACAGTATGGGCCTCGTCTACTACGGCAAAGTGAAAATCAAAGTTAGGGCGATTCACTGCCGTTTGAATTGACGCAATTTGAATAAGCTTGCGCGGGTCCCACCTTGGATCGTCTGCCTGCATAACAGAATAATCAATGCCCATGCGGTCCAGCGTGTCGGCCGTTTGCTGCACGAGTTTCACTCTATCTGCGAAAAACACTGAGCGACGTCCTGTCTCAGCGTAAGCGAGCATCATTGTTAGCGCAACGTACGTTTTTCCATACGAGCAAGGCGCTGCCAGTAATGGCCTCATGTGGCCTGTGCGAAGGGAATCACGAACCATGTCGATTCCCTTCTGCTGGTGAGGTCTAAGCTCCATCATCCTTCCTTAAATTTAGACACGCCTTATATTAGGCATAAAACACTTTAATGCGCCTTATATTAGGCATTGCGACACTTTATGGCGGCTAACTAAAGCCGCTCAATGGCCTCTTCTACTTCTTCTTCAATGCCGGCAACAATTCGGCGCGCCTTCTCGGCTATGGTCAATGTTTCGTTTGACAGTACGCGAGTTGCCCAGTCTAGGCGATCGCGGTAGAGCTCGAGCTCGGCTGCTTCCTGCTCGTCAATAGAAGCTTCGCACTCGTCGAGGTAGCGGTTAAGGTCTGCGATTACTGGATCCATGGTGTTCTCCGTCAAGAGTGCCCCCGAAGGGGCGGTTGAATTTAGGCTATGATTTCTACTCTGGCATCAAAGTCAAAAGAAGTTTCGAAAGGAACGTAACCAGTGTCGCCGATTCGATCTGATCCCTCAGAGCTGTCAGCATCGATGCTAATAGTGTAGCCCTTAAAAAATTGACGACCAGTCTCAGGGTGGATAACCCAGCCTTTGTCAACGACAACGCCTTCAATGAACTGGTCATCACGGCTAGGCATAGGTTGGAAATCATAAGCTCGGATTTTTTGGCCAATTTCTGCAATGTTTTCAAATTTCATTTTGTTTCTCCCGTTTGGGAGGAGCACCGCGCCCCTCCAATGGTTCCCATCTTAGCAGAACCATCAGGGGTGTCAACCACTTTAGATGACAATTAATCAAAATAATGAAAATATTTTTTCATAGAGGTTTGCAGCAGTGTGGCGTAGGCTACCTTGGTCGCATGGTCCGAGATGCTGGTGAAGTGAGTATCGCCCGTCTCCTCAAGGTAATCCTCGCCCTCATCTGTGTCGCAATTCAAGCACAGTTGGAACGCCTTGGCGTAATAGGTGGCCCACTGGTGGGCGAGGCAGACTTCGTGGATTACTTGCACGGCGTCTTCGCCGAACTCATTGTGCGATACAAGCGCTTGATTAACGATGTTGTCAGCTTCGAGCTCGAGGGTGTAGTTGTTGATTTCCATGATGTTTCTCCGTCAAGAGTGGCCCCGAAGGGCCGGTTGGTTAATTAATAAGCGCCAGAGTAGTTGCCTTTAAACTCGCCGAAGATGTTGCCGCGAGCAAAGTTTGTGGCAGGGCCAGACCAGCTTTTGGCCATTAGGATGTCACCAGCTTTGAACTTTTCGCCGTCTTCCGCGACTATAAAGCCCCAAACTGTAGGCTGGTCGTTTAAGCCAGTGATAATTTTGTAATACTTTCGGCCTTTCTCGTAACCTACACCTTCGCACCAGTTTTTTACAAACTCGTCGCTGTGATCTCCGCGATTAGCAAATTGTTCAGCAAAAGATGATTTCATTGATTCGAGAAGGTTGTTAAGTGCTTGTTCCATGATGTTTCTCCCGTTGGTGAGGAGCACCATGCCCCTCAATGGTTCCCATTCTACAGAAACCACTGGGGGTGTCAACCCTTTTGGGTGACAAAAGTTAAATTAATTTATCTCCTCGCAATTTATTTCAAGATTACGAAAATTTGGCCAGCCGAATTGCTGACTTGTTTCTCTGCCCAAGCACACCATGGAGGCGTATTCAGCAGATGCGATTTCGGCGTCTTGCTGCTCAAGCTTGCCGGAATAGTTGAGCCCAGCAATAACAATGATTGCGAGCGTTAATAGATAGAATTCTTTTTTCATGTCTTCGTCTCCCGAAAAGTTATATTAATTGGGCTTTTGCTGGGCGATTGTAGAATCCAAACTGAGGGTCGTCATCGCTAGGCTTAACAGTGCCGGTCAATTTTATGCGACGGCCTTTAAGCTCAATATTTTCTGACTGGGCGAAATCAACAACGATGGTGGGAACTGATCCGAAAAGCTTAAAGCCTCGATCATCATGGATAGTGCATTTGAGCACTTCACCATAATCGCTTTCGTACCATTTGGTAAATATGATTTGGCCTGTGATTTCTTCTCGGCCTTTAGGTATTGCTTCCATTAGATTATCTCCGTCAAGAGCGACTGCGTTGTGCAGCCGATGCGAAGATAATACAAAATACTTTTATCTAATGTCAACCATTCTGGTTAATAAAAGTTTCCCTTCCTATTGCTTTATCTATCGCGTGGCATTCAAGGCAGTACCAGCAGACTCTGTACATAACCATCTGGCCATCAGTAACTCTCTCTTTGAACCCTATCACCTCACCCATTACCTCTCCGCATCTACATGGCTTCTCTCTAAGATCATCTATGTTCTCAGTGTTTGTCATTGTATTGCCTTTGGTGAGTTAGGAGGATTTGCGAGCAAGCAAGCCCCAACCCACGGGAAGTAGGTTTCGGGACGTTGCATTGCCTTCGGAGCCGTCAGTGTGGACAGCGAGGCCGTGTTATTGAGTCAGATAACACAAGCAAGTCTGCAAGGGATGCTGACTCCATCCCCCCGCGCCGCATTCAGACTTTTAGCAAGTTGCGGTGCCCCCGCGCTACTCTTTTGGGGCTTTAAACTACGATCGGTGAGAGACCCTTTATAGGTGACATATCCTTCGCAGTCGAGTCGGAGACTAAATCTATAGAGAAAATATGTTGAAGAACACAACATATAGTGTAGAATAGCCCTTGTCGGGTTTCTGGCTACACTTGCTTCTCCGTATTGATCTAGCCGGAATTCAGGGCCTTAACAACCCACCGACATCTAACTTTCACAGATTACTCTTACAGAAATAATTCTGCAAGCGAAAACGTGATTTAATCTATATGCTTTTTATTTCTGATTCTTTTTTTTAAGTCCCGACACGTTGTGAAACGCTCGGGCTTTTTTTTGACTGAAATTTTACACGTTGCGATCTGAGATCTCTTGATCAATAAGAAACTCAGCGTACTGGATTATCTTGCGCAAATCCTCAATGCCGTTCTTGTCCTTCCATCGAGTAATGTACTTGATAATATTCCCCTCGCAATAGCCGAGCTTATTCTCAAGGATATATTGAATAGGCTGAATCTTGAGTTTTTCGTAGTGAGTCCCGCCGACTTGGCGCCTAGGATTTATCATTAGTGCATCTCCACTTCGTCAAGCTGTATATAGTTCTCGAAATCGTCCCATAAATCGCTTTGCACAATAAAGTCCACGTAGTCTGAGCACATAAGCATTAAGGTCGCTACGGCCCTCTGAGAGCTCTCTGGGAGCTGTTTAAACTCATCATCCATGAAAGTGTCCATCTCTTTAGAACTCATAGAAATTATATGTTTTTCGCTCATCTGAACTTCCTTTCGTATAACCGCTTTCGGTAATTAAAGATCTTTTTTACCCGCTTCAGGTACTCAATGGTAAATTTCAGCTGTGAATTATCATTTTCCAGTTGTAAAACTCTATCGGCTCCGATCTTTTCGATTAGACCCTTTCGGTACTCTACGACGTTGCCTGAGAGATACCGGTTGCATTTGACGCACTGGCTGTGGCAATTCAATAAATGGTATCTAAGGTGCCCAGCAGATCCACGTGAACGGTAGTGCCCAGCGTCGAATTTGCCGCCCTGCACTGTATCGCCCTGAGCGGCCCCGCAGCTAATACAGGGCTTGTTGCGGTCCCTCATTCTGATATATGCGTTAAAAGCAGTCTGAGCCTCTTTGACGTAATCTGAGGCAGTCTTCAGGGATTCCTTAACAGCTTTTGCCTCACGAGCATACGACAATTTGGCAGTCTTTTTTGCCCGATCTGTCGTGGTGTACTCGTGCAGATGATCCCAAGAGCAGAACGAATAAATGCCGCCCATGACCGCCTCGCTTTCAGGGGTCTTGGTGCGGCATAGTTTGCAGCGTCTTGTCTTCATCGGAAATAGCTTTTGCCCTTTAGGGCCGCCATGGTCCTAATGCACCGGTCAAAGGTTTCGTGGTCCATTTTTTTTGAGCGCGACTTTAGCAAAGCCAATGAAAACTTCTCACTCATTACAGAGAATCCCTTAGATAGCCTTTCAACATCGTCGGGCGGAATATAATCACCTTTCTCATTTATCATCTTATATTCATCTCCGCGCGCTTGGTTGATTCCTGAGTGCGCCATGTCTCAAACTTCATCTGCCAGACTGCAAGCTGGTGCTTGAGCCCGACGGCCTGTTCTATTGCAACCTTGAGCCCATCAAGTAACTCTAGGTACTCATGGTGAGAGTAAGCGTATCGCTCTTGAGCGGCAATAGGCATTTTAGGGTTATCGCGCTCAGCCTCGCCCATAAGCAAAGCTTTCTTAGATTTTCTAAACTCCATCAGGTACTGCCGGCTTGCTTCAGCCTCGGCGTACTTACGCGCTGTTTCTTCTAGCTGCTCGAATTTCATAAGCATTTACCACCAATTTTTTGACCCAGTCCCGAATGTCCTCGGGTACTTTATTAAGCGCCTCGCGGCGCTCCTCCTTTTCCTTAATCATCATAATCTCTGCGGCGTATTGCCTCGGGCGCTTGAAATTGTTCATTTTCCACCGTTAATTTGCTTTTGGTCGGAGTGCATATTTCCAAGATATTATCGTAGGGCTCTAGGTTGTCAAACGAACAAACGCCAAAATCGCCCTCGAGCTCGATGACTGCGTAGGGCTCCTGATACTGTGAAGCTCTCCATGTTGCATCTTCAATAGCCGCTAGGGCATAAGTGAATTTAGCTATTGCTGGCATTAGCGAGCTCCAAGAATTCCATTACGTCAATATCAAGCTCTTTTGAGAACTTAACAACCAGTGACAACCGCGCATCTTTCTTGGTGCGCCATTTGTGTATCTGCTGCCTGCTGACTCCAAGTTGCTCGGCCAGTTGCGCTGACCGAACACCCTTGAGATCTTGGGCCGCTATTAAAGCTTTACCAAAATCCATGATTACTCCTTAAAACGGTAAGTCGTCGTCAAAGTCATCAACAGGTGATGCTACTGCTGGGACCGGTACAGTGCTTGGACCGTTTAGGAGCTCTGCCAGCTTGTCAGATCCTATGCTTGCCTCGCCTTTGATTAGCGGGCGATTAGGAGCTGCTGGGTCAGGCTTATTCGTGTAAGCGCTGGTCCTGATCTTAGGAATATGGAACTGGCACTTAGGGCAGGTAAAGCTTCCGCTGCCCGTAGTGTGAGGAGCTCGATCGTTCTTGCGCTCGTTGTCCTTCCATAATGCGTATTCAAATATAGTGGTGTAATTACTCATTTTAACGTCTCCGTCAGTTCATTAATTTTAATTGCAGTTTCTTTTAGCAGCTCTTCCGCTGCGGCCAGCAGTTTATCGTCCCGCTTGACGTTCAAGATAAAAGGCTTCATTTCTGGATGGTAAGCGTAGAACCACCAGTTAGACCGCCCAGTGACGAGCATACAACCGTGGACCTGCTGGACGTATGCCGATGGAAGTTTGCCTGATCTTTTGTATGCTATCATGGTTGACGCAGAAGGGCACTTGATTTCTAAACCGGAGTCGTCACCTATGAGGGAGTCAGGTGAGCAACCTATCTCGTAATCGTCCATTTTAATCAGGCCGACGAGCTCCGCTGACAAGCCGGTTTCTAGCTCGAACATATCCCTAGCCTCCGGCTCTAGATCGTTACCTCGCTGCATGGCTTCCGACTTAAACGTCTCTGTAGGCTTGCCAGTGATGCGTTCCGCTACAAGAGTATTGATAAGCGCGTCAGCCTGAGTAGACGCCTTGCCGGCGCCTGTGAATACCTTGCTGAAGTTACTTGCAGTAATGACTCCGCAGCGCTGTGCAAGCCACGCGTCGCTACCCTGAATACAATCAATTATTCGTGGCATCTGGAGCTCCCCTTATCCATAACGCTAGTGCGTAGTTAAAAAAGTCTAAGCAGGGCGAGCAGATACTTTGGCTGCGCGACCCCTGCTGTTTGCATAATTCACAAGCGTTATGGCTGCCCTTCATTTTTGGCCTCTTTCTTTGAGATAAGATTAGCGACAATGCGCACCGCTTTATCCTGAGGAATTAGCTTTGTTTCAGAAGCTTTAGCCCATGCAGTGTAGCGCTGAACGTCTTCACCGAGCTCTTCGCACAGAGAGATAATCTGAGCAAGGGTCTCGGCTGTTACTAATGCTGGCTGTGAGGCCACCTGCTGAATCTGCTCGCTGTCAGCGTCTTCAACGCCGTCAATAGGAATGCAGAAGGCTTGGAACAAGAAGTATTTATAAGCGGCCGTCATAGCCTTATTTACTGCCTTGTCGCTAGTGTCCAGAGCTTCGCCGTAGGCAGTGTGGCAAATCGAATCTCCCTCGCTGTCATACAGTACAAAACCTACCTCTAGGATAACGTGAGACGCTACACCGCCATTCTTGGTGGCCGTTGTCTTGATGTCTTTGCTTAGGACGTTAGGGATAATCAAAACGCCATGCTCAGCAATGATCGGCGCCAGCGTGTTAAGCACGTCGTCGATACCACGGAACTTGTAGCCTTGGTGGCTGTTCTTTTGATTTTTAGCGATTCCGACCTTGGATAGATCAGACTGGACAGCGCTGAGCGCCTTGAAGATAGTACGTTGTGTCATTTTCTTTACTCCGTCAGTTAATAACGTAGACGATGGTAAAGAGATGCGTATCTGCTGTCAAGCAAAATGGATGACATCAACAAAAGAAAAATCGGATATACTCTGTCGAGTGGTTATCTCCGTCAGCTACCACCGCAGACCCCTAACTGGCTCTCCCGCTGGTTAGGGGTCTTTTTTTTTACGGGTATCTTCCGGTCCGCACCATGCAGTCTATATCACTGCTGCGCGTGGGCCCGACCTGATCAGCCCATTTCGAATCAAGGAACTCGTCGGCCGACTTGCTGAAGTCACCCTCAGCCATCGCGGCCAGAGCCTTTTTGAAGGTAAGTAGGCGAGTGATACCCAGATTAAAGCAAAGGTTTATCATAGCGTCCTGCCGGACCCTACAGAGCTCCAGATACCATTTGAAGTTGTGTCGGAGCTCTCGGTCGCAGCGAGCTATATCGTTATCAAGCAGATATAAACACTCGTCACGAGACAAGCCAAGCGACTCGAGATTTCTTCCGACCCCAATAGTGAGATTCCCAGTTGTGTCCTCGTAGGGCTTATTCCTGAGAGACTCGTGCCTGATTAGCAGGCGTTGTAGCCTATCCATTACTCTGCTCGCTTAAACAAACCTGTAGCGTTGAAGAGAGTAACGACTGCGCCGACAATATCGTGCGCTACTGGCTGAAGCTTATCGAAGCTCTCATCAATGTCGTCTGCCTTTTCTAGCGCGGCTTTTAACATCAAATCAAACGCAGCAAGTTTCTCTTTGCCGGCCCCGTCATCAGGTATTGTTTCTTCGATCAGCTTTACGATCTCTACAACGGTGGTCCAGAGCTTTTTGACCCAGCTTAAATAAGTAAATATGTTCATATCTTACACTCCATAGTCAGCAAAATGGCTTCTACGCCATACAAATTAGGCACAACGTGTACCCAGTGCGGGTTGACTATAACAGGCTTTAGACCAAAATTACATTCCGACCTTCTCAGATGTTGATAGTGTGAGCACCCAGTTGACGAGAGCAAGAACCCCAACAGCCACAGAATCAACGGTAGCTTCATCCACTGGTAACGCATAACCAAACGCCTCTGCTGCCTGAATAGCCGCCCAGAATACCCCTGTGAGGGCCGTAGCGGTGATCTGCCGAGATTTCCACTTGGCTGGGTCTGATACTGCCTTGCCTTTCTGTAGTAGCGTAATGGCCGCTTTTGCCTTCTTAATCATCTTCTACGTCTTCCAATAGATTGTATGAGATAGAGGTTTTATAGATATCTAGCAGACCTATAATGGTGATTTGATTCACCCCTAGATCAATGTAATGCTCAACCCACTCGCTTAGTTTTTCCAGTGCTTCCTCTGTCAGGCGGTCGTTGCGCATATCAGGAAACGGTATTGCGTCCATTTTCTACCCCATGAATTTCACTGCCGTCCCGATGGCCGCAGCGATACATATCCACACCACTCTTTCAACCGATCTAGCGCTAGCAAGACTCTCAACCATGCGGTCCACCTTGTCATCAAGTCCGTTAACCTTTGACTCAATAGAAGACTGGCGATTAAACACCGTGACCAGTTGCTCCTCGACTCTAGCTAAAGATATGACTGCCTCTTGAAGCTTGTCAATTTTCGCTTCTACACGATGTAATCTGTCTTCCATCTTCATACCTATAAAGTCAGATCAGGGACCTTGCGGGTATCCCTGATTTGGTAAACGTGACGAAGGCATTCCCCGCCATCTCTGTGAAAGGTTATCTGCGTCATCACGCTAGCAGACTGGTAGCCGGCCCCTGCGTGCCAAGAGTCGGGAGGAGACAAGGTCCCGAAGGTCTCGATTTTGCATCCATTGTCTGTCTCCAAAAGTTGTTGATGGTGCACGTGCCCCACCAACCACTTGCGATAGTTTGTCTGCGCCCACTGCTCAGGCAGCATTCTAGGGAGAATCGCCGCTAGCTTGGCTGGCTTCATGCGGTCGCCATGGTGACAGGCCAGCAAATTTTTCCCGAAGACTAGGGTATGCGTGAATCCGTGAGGCTCTAAAATTTTTACGCGCTTTTCTTTTGCGTAGTAGAATTTCAGGATCAGCGCCAAAGCGATAGCTGTATCAGAATCATGATTGCCTCGCGCCATAATCACAGTGACAGTTTTATGCTTTGATAGCATTTTCTCAATAGCGAAGATGAATGTCTGAGCGGCTGTCTCTAAGACGATTTCAATTCTTGTATCGACATCTAGTTTTGTGCCTGCAAACGTAGTCCCGCCAGATCCATTAGCGTGTATAAAATCACCCACGTTCACCAGCAGCGCCTGTTCAGATGGCGTTGATGCCGAAACTAGGTACTCGATAGCTTCTAGGTGACACTGAGCTGCTATCTTCGTATCGTAATCTCGGGATTTCGTCTCACGTGCATCGCTGCGCATACCGAAGTGCGCATCCCCAATTATGATGCTGGGGAGGAGGTCAGGATCGTACTTTTTAGCCTTTGGCATAGCCTTGGGCTTGTATTGCGGAAGACCTTTAATAAGACCATCCACGAACCCTTGCAGAGCTTTATCACGCTCTGCCTCGGTCATGGTGCGTTTAGTCTTCAACCAGACCTTGTTATTTTCATTGTCTGAGGTGTATATACTGCGACCGACCACTATTTCGCCTTCAGGAACCAGCCGCCTAGCATCGAAATTATCTGAATAGCCACGCTGAGCCGCGAAGTTTTTAACCGCACCAATGTGGTCGCGCAGTGTAGACGGAGAAACACCCAAGACACCCGCCGCTTTGGCAACCACTTCCCCGCAGTCTTCCCAAGCCTTTATAGCCTCGCGTTGGCGTTCAGTCTTGGCGTAGTCTATTAGACTCATTAAACAACCCGCACTTTCAGATTATTCCCTGCCAACGCTGTAATCCTTACAGAGTTCTGAGCAGGAGCATCGAAGTCATAGTCAGTTCCTAAGACAGCACCTTTGTTCAACACGTTAGCATCGTAGTTAATTGCTACACCGTCTGACGAAGGTACTGTAGAACCCGATGTCATGTTGAAGACTATAGCTAGATCAAGATCGTC